ATATTTTTCTTGGTCTAAGATTGCCCCAATGCACAACAAAAACGATGTGCGATCAATATTCATGTCCATTTTCCTTTCCATATTCACATGACACGCCTCCGTGCCACGGATAGTGTTTTGCAAATTTGCACCCAGTGCATATCAGCACCGGGACTTTATTGGTACCAAATGCGTCCAGCGTCCCCGGAAACGGGCAGAGGCGATAGTTGCCTGTGAAGTCTTTCGCCTGTGCCCTGTCCATCAGGAAACGCACTGATTCAGAATGTGTCAATACGGTAATTCCTCATGCTTCGCGTCGTACTCGGCCTCACAGGCCATTCTGGCCACCTTCTTCCAGCCGCGCTGACGTCCATACGCTGCGGTGTACTCCCGGTTCTCCGACTTCTCCCATCCGTCCATCTTGGAAAGAATCACGCCAACATCCTTGCTGTCCTTTGGCGTCGGATTGGTGGGATGTTCAGGATCCGCAGACAACACCTTTGCTACCAGTTCCTTTACACAGACGAAGTCACCAATGGACTTCCCGGCCAGATACGCCTCGATGGCACCTATACGCCAGTCATCCTGTGTTGCTGCCTCCTGCGCTGCCCGGTACTCTGATACCAGATCCTCACGAGCATAGTTCGGCATCTTCCCTGCCTTGTACTTTGCCAGCGCCTCTGCCCAGCACTGCTCGATGTACTGACGGCATTCCGCTTCGTGCTTGAACAAATCGTATCCATCGCAGTACGTCTGCACCGGGTAGAACCTTCGGCCACCAGTAGCGTCCATCAGGGGCGTCGGTAGATTCGTTGTGCCAATGAAGATGCAGCGCCTTGGCCGGTCGTCAACATTACGATCAAATGGTTTCCGGTAGTTGTCTTTCTGGCGCGTAATGAACGCCTTGATGGCCTCGACTTCTTTGGCGCGCGTGAAGGCAGCAAGTTCTGGAATCTCGCAGATCCATTTACCGTCAAGCTGTTCAATGGATTCCTTGCCTTCAACGGATTTAATCTCGCCGAAGTAGTTGTCATTGATTGCCAGAAACCGTACCAGAGAGGATTTACCTCCGCCCTGCTTACCGATGAGGATGATCACATCATCCATCTTGCATCCCGGCATCATCATCCGCCAGATTCCACCGGCAAATATCAACCGGGAGCATTCATGGACATACGGCGTATCATCTGCTTTTGCCCATTTTGTCAGAAAATGTTCACAACGCTCTTCCCCGTCCCATTTAAGCTGGTTGAGGATATCCATAACAGGGTTGTAGGCATTATCCCGGAACAGAATTCTCAGGGCGTCGTCATGTTTTGGTTTAGAATAAATACCGTACCACTCCTCTATGTATCGTTTACTGGTCGCCTCATCGGCGTCACTCCATTTCCGGGTCGTTATCTCGCCGGTGATCAGATTTGTGTGCTGGATCTCTGCGTAGTTCCCAAGAAGGTTGTACCGGAGAGTGCCGTCCAGCACGTCAGTTGCATACACTGGGTCATATGCCATGATGCTGTTGATATTGGACACCGTCGCATCAGGGAGTCCTTTGGCATCGAATGTCAACCACGGATAGTCCGTCTGGTTCAAAACCTTCCGCATATGGTCGTTGACAGCTTTGGCGTGCTGTGCCTTCTCTTCCTTTGAGATGGTCGAGAAGACACTCTGCAACTGCCTGCCAGTTCCGCCCAGTTCCTTTTCCCGTTCAATGAACAGCGCTTTGACTTGTGCCTTCTGGACGTCCGTTTCCATCATGTCCCATGCCTTCTTGGCATTGCCGATCAACTCGGATATGCTTTCCACACTGGTCACATAACCGCTGTAGATTTCCAGCACAGGGTCTTTTGGTATTAACTGCTCACCAATCGCATCTCACTTCCCTTCCATGAGGATTTGGTACACCATGCTCCCGGTGTCCTGCGGATGGCAGAACCGGAAAGTACATCCGTATTTCATCTCCATCGCATCCATCATTCCGACGAGGCGTTCAGCAGATACCGGTGGTTTCGGCACTTTATGGTCAAGCATCTTCCCTGCTTTCTGTGCCCGGATGATAAATCCCCACTTGCGCTCGTACTCTTTCATGCGCGGGTTCTGCCAGCGCTTTGCGTCATCCATGCAAGTGATGTTTTCATCTTCAATGAGGAACACAAGGTGAATGCCGTCCTCCTGTGCCCGGATACACTCCCGGCGGAACCGGTCATGGTCGCTCACAAGGTCGGAGTAGATTTCCTGCATTCCCTTCTTGGTGTCCACTGCAACGCAAGGGACTGTCTGATAGTCCCCTACGTTCAGTTTCTGCCTGCGGAGGATTACGCCGTTTTCATCACACCATTCTTTGATGTTGTCATGCTGGCCTTGTTTCTGCCCGGTGTCTTCCACTATCGTTATGGTTCATCACTCTCCTCCTCAAATAGATTTATTTGTCCCGGTAGGATGTCATATTCCATCCACCAGTTGTATACGCTTTGCGGAGTTAATCCCATTTTGCTATCCTGCTGGAGCCTGCCTTTAAGTTTTCGCTCTTCCAGCATCCTTCCAAATGCCATCAGATATGCGGTCTTGTACTTAGGCCACCTTGCGAATTCACGTTCACGTCCATGCTGCCGTGCCATTGGGCATCCAATGCAGCCAAGTCGCGTAAACCCTTCATCATACAGTGAGCAATATGGAATACCTTCTGCCCGGATAAAATCCCATACATCTCTGTCAGTCCAGTCGATAATAGGATTGACTGTCGTTTTATGTCTTTTGTAACATTGCTCTACCATCCGACGCGATTCCGCGTTATCGTTAGTCAGCACCACCCCCCCGCATTGTTAAAGAAAAATCCTTGTTTTCGGTCAAATCCTTAGTTATTTGCTTGTTTCTGGCCATAAAAGTTACTACGCCTTGATTTATCTGCCTGTTGCGTGATTCTGCCCACCGGACGCCTGTCACCGTCATTCTGCCGTCACCACCATCTTCTTTGAGGAACTGACAGCAGTATCGAGCAATTCTCGTTGGAGGCATCAGCTTTTTCGGAATCAAATTCCACATGGTTATCGGTTTCCCGGTATCCTCATAGCGTGGTACTTCCCTTTTGACATCAGGATGTTCACGCTGGATGAAATGAACCAACTCTGGAGGGTCAACGCTTGTGACGCGATACGTTGCATCATATTTGCATTGTGCCATGTCCAAAAGTGCTTTACAGACTACACTGTCTTTGCCACCGGAGAAGGCTAAGTAGTAACCTTCTTCCGGTTCAAATGTCTTCAGTCTTTCAAGGCTTTTGAACACCTTTTCAGACATTTCGCTCATAATCAGAACGGCAACTGTCCATCATCAATATCTTCCGCCGGTGCTATTGCAGGAGCAGGAGCGGGTTCTTTCGGATCGACTTCTTTCGGCTGAGACGGGAGATTGCCCTCACGCACCTCGGTAGCAGTGCAGAAGTCCTGCACATCCAGCGCATCCTTCAGTGAACCATCCTTCTTGCTCCAGTAGTGGCGGATGCCGATGACAAGGCCGATGCCGCGCTTCACAAGGCACTGAGGGTTGCCCCAGTCGAACACAAAACCGGGATTGGTTGCCTCGACGCGGGTGATGAACTTCTTGAAGCGCCACAGTGCTTTGTCGGTGTAATACACGCGGAAAGTGTGAGTCCAGCTACCCCATGCTTCGTAGGCATCCAGAGCAATGCCCTTGTACTCGCCTTCGACCACATCGTACTCGATCTCCAAGAACTGCTTCTCGGTATCGTCACGGACTCCGTGGATAATGCAGACGTATCCGCCCATAGGCAGGCGACGGTTGCCACCGTTTTCTTTAATGCTATCCCATGTTGCTGGTTTCTGAATCATCGTTATAAATCTCCTTTAATTTGATTTGAGTTTTCGATATCTGCGATTATTTGGAAAAATGGGTAGAACTGCTGTGGGACAACCGCATTCCCTAAACATCTAATTCTGTCCACCCTATTGGGTACCCCATCAACCACTCTGTCCACTCCGGGTTCATCAGGCCAATTTTCCCAAGCGGAGTGCATTCCAGCAGTTCGTCTAGATTCCCTCGGTACTTGCTCTCTCTCTCTCTCTCTCTACTTGAACATTCTGTGAATACCATCTGCTCGCCACTGCCCCTTTGGAATCCGCAGCACACACCGTCGGTATCAATTGCGTGAACTTCAGTTCGTATCCCATCAACCATTCCAGTAGTTCTGGGTTCGTTTTGCCCCCGTTCCCGGCTGAGAATGACCGGCACTCCTCCTGCGTTATCATCCCACGCTCGACCCATTTCTGAAGAGTTTTGTATGTCCTTTCCCCGCTCACAAACGGTGCCCCTGTTGTTGGCGTGTGCCAGAATACAAACTCTGTCTCTTTTGTGTGGGGCGTCGACACCGCAAGCCGGTATAATAAACGTTTGGACTTCGTAGTACGCGTTTTCCAAGTCAGATAGCACCGTGTCGAGTGCCAGATTGACGATTCCAGACACGTTCTCACCAAGCACCCAAGTGGGGTGGAGTTCTGATATGACTCTAAGCATTTCCGGCCAGAGGTAACGGTCATCTTCCTTGCCTCGTTGCTTCCCGGCAACAGAGAAGGGTTGGCAGGGGAATCCGCCTGAAATAATGTCAACTGTTCGTAAACCTGTTCGTTCATAAAAACTTTCCGACGTGAGAGTTCTGATATCTCTCCATCTTGGGACTTCAGGCCAGTGCTTTTCAAGCACCTTCGTCTGATAGTCTGCCCATTCACATTGCCCAACAGTTTTGATTCCTGCCATCTCGGCAGCGAGGTCAAGTCCTCCGATCCCTGTGAACAAGCTGAGATGTGTAAGACTCACGTTTGGATTACCTCCCCGTTTTCAGGATTCACAACGAAGTGATTACTTTCCGCAGTCAGCAGCGGGCACCAGTACCCGGTGACATTGTCGTTGGTGATATATTCGCCAGTTCGGCGACATTGCTTGCGGGAGTACGTCTCCAGCAGCGGGCAATACTTGCACTTCACCTCATCGTCTGTGAAAAAGATGTTTACCCAGCGCTCGGAGTATGACGTGCATGCACTCTCAGTTGCCATCGTCAGCGTCCTTCTGGTCGTCCACGTTCCGGTTGTTGCTTATCAGTTCGACCGTCGGTATGAATTTCTTTCCTTCAAAGTCAAGGCAGTCAAGGCAATCGATCAGAGGGAGAAATTCCATCACAGCAACGTGCGAGAGATTGCGGAAGTATACTTTGCTGTATCCAACGCGCAGGCAGATATCGTAAGAGTGATTATTAATAGGAACATATTCTTTAGGCATTTTCGTTCTCCTTTTCTTCAAATGTTGGGAGTTTCATCCCAAGATATTCTTCTAAAGCTGCGCGAGTGTCTTTCGGTCGATGACCATAAAAGTGGTGGTATTCACGATGGCAGTTTTCACAAAGGCAAACACACTTCTTGACTTCTTCAGCGATCAATGCCTCATCATCAACCTTTTTTGTGCCGCCACCGATGCAAAACAGTTTGGTTTTTGGGTCGATATGGTGAAACGCAAGACAATAGATTCTCGTTTCTCCACATTTCGCACATGGTGTCTTGTATTTGCCAAGTCGGTCATCGCGCCTTTTCTGACCAATGCTGTGATAATAGGTTCTCGCTCGCTGCATTTCATCAGAGCGGTATGAATCAGCACTGCTTTCCCGTCTACGTTTCTTATACTGCCTGTCATACTCGTTTTTGCATTCTTTACACCAATTTGGGGTGGCATAATACGGGAAGCATTCTTCGGGGAGCGTTCTGCCACACTTTGTACATAAACGCACTTATTTCAACCCCCAATACTCACGGATTGTGTCGTCAACCATCTTGAGGTCGTTGTCGATTCGCGGAGAGGAGAACATACCAAGAGGAGTCTTCGCCGTGTTTGCTCCATCACTCTGCGTCTCAAACCAATGGTCTTTTCCATCTGTGCCGCAAAGCAGTACAACGGAAAACATACCCTCAAGAGTAAGCTTGTTGTCGATCATCTTCCCAACCGTCTTGGCCTTTAGATGCCCGAAGTCATCAAACTCGGTGTGGTGGAGGAAGTAGACAATGGTGTCAGCAGAGGTGTCATTGATGACGGTCTGCACCAGGTTGTAGAAGTTCAGCGCGAAGTCTGTGAACTTTGCATACCCGACTTCCTTCGCCCGATTGAATTCATCGAAGACCATGAGGAACTGCGAGTCGTCTATCGCGTAGCACTTCAGTTTGTTCTCCTTGAGTACCTTCGTGATCAAGGAATAGCTTGCTTTGTCAATCTTCTTGAGGTTGCCGCGAAAAGGCAGCGGCTTAGAAGCGACGTTGAAGATGCCGATTTCGTCGGCCTTAAAGTTTCTGAGCGAGGTGGATTTTCCACTTCCACTCGCTCCTAAAACCA